GGTCGAGGAGGTTCGGGCGGAATGGGTTTCGTCTGGTCGGCCAAAATTGTTTACGCATTCCAATGGTGCTGTCGTTCCGCATCCGCTGGTCAAGTTGTTGGCTGAGTCGGAGAAGGATGCGGCGCGTTATGGTCGCGCGTTGAAGTTGGAGCCGGAGGCGTTGAAGAATCAGCAAGGCGGCGTCAAGGGTCGCACCGTTGCGAAGGATCGTCAGGCTCCGCCGATTATTCGTGTGGCGTCGAAGTGAGTACGTTGACGCGGATGCGGTGGGAGGAGTACGCGTCGGGGTCGCGTATCGATCATTTCGCGTGGTGGTGCGAAACCTATCTGGTGCAGAGTATCGACCAGTTCGCTGGTGAGCCGCTAGTGCTCGAGCCGTGGCAGGTCGAGTTCATGGGTGAGGCGTTGGCGACGAGTGATCCGACGGGGGCCACGCCTAGCTGGGGGTCGGTGACGCTCGTGGTGAGCCGCAAGAACGGCAAGACTTCTATGCTCGCCGCTTACGCTCTCTATCGCCTGCTGATGGATGAGACGCAGCCGGAGATCCTCTTGGCGGCGGCGAGTGATAAACAGGCCGGGCGTCTCTTCGATTCCATCGTGTCGTATATCAGGCGGAATCCCGAGCTGGCGAGTATGGTCGTGCTGCGCGAATACATTGGCGAGATCGCTAGGGCTGATGGTGGCGGCAAGATCATGCGGATGGCGTCTGATCCTAATACGCTGCATGGCTTCTCGCCGTCGCTTGTAATCGCTGACGAGTTGCACGCCTGGACGAAGCCAACGCAGCGGAAGGCGTGGGCCGCGCTGACGACGGGCGGCGGCGCTCGCAAGAATACTCAGACGTTTACGATCACTACGGCCGGCGATGCGAACGAACGCGACACGGGAATCCTCGGCCGGATGATTGATCGGAACGAATCCGTCGGTGATGTTGAGAAGCATCCTGGCCTGACGATCAGTCGAAACAAGAATGCGCGGACGCTGATCTATAACTATTCGGCACCGACAAAGGACGCGACCGATTCGGCTGCTCTCAAGCTCGCCAATCCCGCGTCGTGGATTACTGAGGAGTACCTGGAGCGGCAGGCTGCGAATCCTGAACTATCCGCTGAGGAGGTTCTGCAGCTGCACGGGTGTGTGTGGGTTGCGGGTGCTAATGCGTGGATCTCGGCGGATTGGTGGAATAACGCGATCGAGCGGGACGCCATTATCGAGCCGGGCAGTCGCGTGTCGATTGGTATTGACGTTGGCATTGTTCATGATGCGACGGCTTGTGTGATGGCGTGGCAGCGTCCCGACGATCAGCGCATCGTGCTCGAGGCGAAGATATGGACGCCGTCGCCTGGCCGTAACGTGGATCTCGCCGAGGTCGAGGATCATATCCGCATGATTGGCGCCGAGTACGAGTTGGCTGGATGCTTCTACGATCCGCGTTTCTTTGAGCGATCCGCTCAGACGCTAGACGCTGAGGGTCTGATTATGGTGACGATGCCGCAGAACTCGGCGACGATGGCGGACGCGTACCAGACTTTCTACGCGATGCTGGGTGAGGGGAATCTGCGGCACTCGGGATCGGATGCCGAGTTCGCGCAGCATTGTCTTCAGACTGTTGGGCAGATGACGGATCGCGGGTGGAAGATCAGTAAGATGCGGCAGCGTCAGCGTATCGATGCTCTTGTGGCTGGCGTGATGGCCACGTATGGTGCAGTTATCCAATCGGAGGGAGCGATCGTGCCGGGGTTCTTTAGTGTCTAAATCGGCGGCTATCATTCTAGTAGTGGAATCGTTCGCTGCGATTCTGATCTCGGTCGGTATTGGCTTGTTGCTCGTGCCGGCGGGAATCATCGCAGCGGGTGTATTTCTCCTAGTGTTCGGCATCGCATACGAGAGGTCCCGTGCTCAATAGAATCTTTAACCAGTCGAGTGAGCACGAAGAGCGTGCGATCAGCTTCCAGTCGATGTTCGCTTCGGGCGATGACTTGATGCTGAGCACGAGCAGCGGCGTCACGATGAGTCAGGACGAGTCCATGCGGCTCGGCGTTGTCTACGCTTGTGTGCGGCTGATTGCGGATTCTATTTCTACGCTGCCGGTTGATTCGTTCGTGCGGCGTGATGGTACGCGGACGCCGTATCGTCCGCGTCCCGCGTGGCTCGACTTGCCGGAGGTTGGCGTGTCGAGGACGGCGCATTTCCAACAGGTCCTCGTGTCGCTCCTAATCAATGGTAATTCGTTTACGCGTATCCTCCGCGACGATCAGGGCATCGCCGGCCTGGTCGTGCTGAATCCGAAGCGTGTTGAGATTCGACTGAGTAAGACTACGCGGCGCCCCGAGTACGTCGTCGACAATGGCAAAGAGATCGTGGCGTATGAGGACATGATCCATATCACCGAGTTGCAGATGCCTGGCGAGTTGCGTGGCCGGTCTCGCATCGATCTCGTGAAGGAGACGCTGGGGCTGGCTAAGGCGCTCGACGCGTTCGCCCAATTGTTCTTCGGGCAGGGCTCGACGGTGGGTGGCTTGATTGAGTATCCGGGGAATCTGACGCGCGAGCAGGCTAAGGATCTTGCCGATTCGTTTGAGGCGCAGCATCGTAGCGTTCGGCGTGCTCATCGCCCTGGCGTCTTGTTTGGTGGGGCGAAGTTTACGAAGACGAGTGTGCAGCCGAATGAGGCGCAGATGCTCGAGTCGCGCCAGTTCGCTGTGGAGGAGATCGCGCGAACGTTCCGCTGTCCGCCGTCGATGATTGGCGTTACCACTCCGGGCGCGATGTCGTATGCATCGGTCGAGCAGAATGGCATCCAGTTCGTGACGCATACGCTCCGCCCGTACATCGTCAAGATCGAGGACTCGTATTCGCGCCTCCTGCCCGGCGTCGCATTCCTATCCTTCAACGTGAACGGCCTGCTCCGCGGCGACACGGCTAGCCGGTATGCCGCCTATTCGACAGGCTTGCAGGCTGGATTCTTCTCGGTCAATGATGTGCGTCGTATCGAGGACTTCCCGCCGGTAGATGGCGGCGACGTGAACCGCGTGCCCCTTGCGAATGTCGATCTTGCCGCTGCGAACCTGACCGAGCTGGACAAGAAGAGCGTCATCGCGCAGCGCATGATCCAGTCCGGCTTTGATCCGGCCGCTGTCCTCGAGTCGCTCGGCTTGCCGGCCGTGCCGCATACGGGCCTTCCGAGTGTGCAGCTGCAGGCTATCGCGCAGATTGATCCTGAAGATCCGAAGGCGGCTTACGAGGTCGACGCGTGACGATCACCACGAATCAGATCACGCTAGGCACGGCGCGCGCAGTTCTTGCCGGCGCTAGTCAGATGAGTCAGCGCGTAACGGTTCACAATAACGAGTCGGCGCAGCAAGTCTTCCTCGGAGGATCAGACGTGACGACTAGCAACGGTATCCATCTTGACGGTAAGGAAGAGCGATCGATCACGCTGAACCCTGGCGAGGTTCTCTATGGCATCGCCAGCGGATCGTATTCGGTTAGCGTGATGATCCAGACGATGGGCTAGGCGTGCCGTATTTCATTACTGACCAGAGTGCTGAGTGTGACGGGTGGGCGACGATCAAAGATGACGGCGAAGTGATTGGTTGTCACGAGTCGAAGGATGCTGCTATCGCGCAGATGGTCGCCGTGTCTCTGGCTGAGGGACTCGAGCCGGGTGGCGAGCGTAACCTTGATGGCGCGCCGGCGATCATCGTCGACATTGACGGGACGCTGATCTCGTTCGAGGGCGAGCCGATCCGTAGCGTCGTCGACTTCGTGGATGATTATGAGGGCGCGGTCTTGATCGTGACGGCTCGCGTCGAGACTGATCGGGCGGCGACGATCGCCGAACTCGAAGCGGCCGACGTGGATTGGGACGAGCTCTATATGAAGCCGACGGCGGATGCTGATTCGCTGATGTTCAAGTCTGAGACGGTGAAGGATCTCCTCGACGTGTGGAATCTCGAGCTAGCCATTGAGAATGATGCCGATGTGCGTGCTGAGTATGCGCGCCTCGGAATCACGGCCGTCGTGCCGAGTGCTGTGCTCGAGACTGGTGTCCGCGCGTTGCCAGAGAATTATCGGCCCGCGTTGGCTGACGATGTGCCGGAGGGCCGGGCGTGCGGGAATTGCATTTTTTATGACGAGTCGAACGTTGAGGGTGACAAGGCGTGGTGCGAGCGGTGGGACGAGTATGTCGACGGCGCGTATTATTGCAACGCGTGGCGTGCTGACGAGGAGGAGCGCGCGCCGGCGCCGCCGGAGGATCAGATCGAGGGGTCTGACGAGAACGAGCCTGGCAGTGCTAGTGGTGCTGGTGGGGATGTCGAGCTGAGTGAGGCGACGACGACGGCGCTGCGTAACAAGGTCGCGGAGCATAACGAGGCGATGGATGCGGATGATCGTCCCGCGTATACGCGGACGACGCTGGGCCAGTTGTCGGCGGTGTATCGTCGCGGGTCGGGCGCGTACTCGACGAGTCATCGTCCGGGTGTGTCGCGAGCGGCGTGGTCTATGGCTCGCGTCAACGCGTTCCTATATCTGTTGCGGCGTGGCCGTCCCCAGAATGCTGCGTATGTTTCGGATAATGATCTCTTGCCGGAGGATCATCCGCGGTCGACGCGTGGCGATCGAGCCGTCGACTTGACGCTGCCCGAGTATATCCAGATGGCGGCGATGCGTGGTGTCGAGTATTACGAGGCGGGTCGCGCGGGTGATGGCGTTGTGGATCGTACGATTCGCGAGGCGCGTCTAATGAGTCGCGGCGAAGTGTCGGAGGATAAGGTCATTCGTGTCAGTGCGTGGGCTGCTCGGCACCTGGTCGATCTTGACGCGCCACAGAATAATGATCCTGACGATGATGGGTTCCCCGGCGCTGGTGCCGTCGCGTTCTACTTGTGGGGCATTGACCCGCTTGACCCGTCGCCGGCGATTCGCTGGTTCGATGAGAAGGCCGACCAGATCCGTGAGGAGGAGCGTAGCCTAGACACGGCCGTTGTCGGTGCTACCCTTTCTACTATGGATAACGGAGTCGAGACGCGCCGCATCATTGTCAACGAGTTCGAGTTGCGCGATGCAGCCGAGGGCAATGGCATGGGTTTCGTTGGGTATGGCGCTGTCTTCAATTCTGATTCGGAGCCGCTGCCGTTCACGGAGCGGATCGCTCCTGGCGCGTTCTCCCGGTCGCTGCGTTCGCGTAACGAAATCAAGATGTTCGTGAACCACGACACGACGCAGGTCCTCGCGTCGAAGCGTGCGGGAACCCTGCGTCTGTCCGAGGACTCGTACGGCTTGCGCGTTGAGGCTGACCTGCCGGATACGACCGCTGGTCGCGACATGGCATTCCTAATCAAGCGCGGCGACGTCGCCGACATGTCTATAGGATTCTCAGTTCCGCGTGGTGGCGATTCGTGGAGTGATGACGGTGCTACGCGCGAACTGCGCGAGGTCCGTCTGCACGAGGTGAGTATCGTGACGGGCTTCCCGGCGTACGCCGCGACGACTGCTTCGGTGCGTAGCCTGGACGGACTCGTCGAGGCTACCGGCCTCGAGGCTGACAAGTTGAACGCGGCGATCACGGCCCTGGAGAATGGTGACGAACTCGACGAGGCGCACGCCAGTATCCTCGACGCGGCCATTGGCCGGCTGAAGATGCAGCGTGATGATGTGGCGGCTTCGTTGTCGCTGAAGCAGAAGCAGCTTGACGTGCTTCTCGCCCGCGTCTCGTAACCCCGATTATCTGCGTTATTCTATGAGGGTCTAGCGCGGAGCCGCGCTGGCACTTTCGGATTCGCGGAGCCGCGGCCGGTGGCACTATCAACTCGATACCCTTGAAAGGGGTGGACAATGTCTGATTACATCAATCGACAGCACGAGCTCCGCCAGGCCGCATGGCATGAGGCGAAGCATCTTCTCGATACGGCTGGCGCGGAGAAGCGCGACCTGACCGCTGAGGAGCAGGAGAAGTACGATCGCATTAGCGCGGATCTTGATACGCGTGGCGCGATCATTGAGCAGCTGAAGGCTGACGAGGAGCGCGCTGCGCGTCTCGACGCTGCTGCTGCTGAGCTCCGCACGGACGAGGCTCCGGCCGGCGACGATACGGATGCTGAGACGATCCGCGCGATGGCGCGTGGCGAGGTTCGCTCGTTCAACTTCGAGAAGCGTGATGTTCTCACGTCCTCGACGGGCAGCCCGGTCCCGACGTCATTTTATGACGCTGTGATTCTCAAGGCTCGCCTCGTCGGTCCCATGCTCGACGTTCCGACCCAGCTCAACACGACCAGTGGCGAGACGATTCAGGTCCCGAGCCTTTCCTCGTACTCCTCGTCCGCTACCGTCACGGCTCAGGGCGCGAACTTCTCGGAGAGCGATCCGGCGTTCAACTCGTTCGTCAACCTCGGCGCGTTCAAGTACGGTTTCCTGATTCAGGTCAGCCGCGAGATGATCGAGGACTCTGGTGTCGATCTCCTCGGCTTCCTCGCCGATCAGGTCGGCAATGGTCTGGGCTACAACGTCCAGAACGCTCTGACCAACGGCACCGGCACGGTTCAGCCGCAGGGCATCGTGACCGCTGCTGGTTCGGGCATCACGGGTGGAACTGGTGTCTCGGGTGCGTTCACCGCCGACAACCTGATCGACTTGTTTTATGCGCTGGATGGGGCGGCTCGCCTCCTGCCCGGCGTTGGTTGGATGATGGGTGCTAATGCTCTCTCGGCAGTCAGGAAGCTTAAGGACACGGCTGGTAACTACATTTTCAGCCCAGCGGCTGACGGGAACCAGCGTGATCTCTTGCTGTCGCGCCCGGTGTTCGAAAATCCCCATGTCCCCGCGCCGGCCACGTCGGCCAAGTCGGTACTCGTGGGTCACATGCCGAGCTTCTTCGTCCGTTCCGTCGGTGGCATCCGCCTGGATCGTTCAGACGATTTTGCCTTCAATGCAGATCTAGTAACATTTAGAGCTTCGATGCGCGTGGACGGTGCTCTTCCCCAGAGCTCGCACATCAAGTACTTCATCGGTGGCGCTTCCTAATCCGTAGCGTCTAGTGGTACGCTAAGGGCCGTCGATCCCGTTTGGGATTGGCGGCCTTTAGTCTTTGGGAGGGAACCCGTTGGCGAATCGAGCAGACCGTAGACACGCCGCGAAGACGCTGGCGAAGACGAAGGGCGTCACACCCCAACGCATCACGTGGTGTAGCAATAGTCCTTTCGCTGCTACGGGTTATGGCGTGCAGACGGCGCAAGTCGTGGAGCGACTAGCGCGTGATGGGCACGAGGTCGCCGTGGCGTGCAACTTCGGGTTGCAGGGTAACTCGACGGAGTGGAATGGAATCAAGCTCTACCCGACAGGCGTAACACCGTACAGTTGCGATATTTTGCGGGCGCATTCGCAGCATTGGGAGTCGATGTCTAGTCTGCCTGGACTCGTCATGATCCTATTTGATGTGTGGGCGTTGACGAATCCGAGCATCGCGAAGATCCCGAAGATCGCTGCGTGGGCGCCGATCGATCACAAGCCATCGCCACCCGACGTGACTAAGTGGTTGGCGCGTCCTAACGTGATGCCGATTGCGATGAGTAAGTTCGGCGCGGACATGATGGAACTTGACGGCCTCGAGCATCTCTACGTTCCGCACGCTGTCGACAAAGTCTTCAAGCCTACGGAATCGTTTGCTGACGCGGCGGGTAAGCGGGTCCGTGGTCGCGACCTGATGGGCATCGATGATCCCGACGCGTTCGTCGTGATGATGAACAGTGCGAATAAGGGGAGGACGCCGCCGCGTAAGTGCTGGGGCGAGAATCTCCTAGCGTTCGGCGTCTTCGCTGCGGATCATCCCGACGCGATCTTGTATCTGCATACCGATCAGAGTGCTGGCCTCGGCGGTGTGGATCTTGTGCAGCTGATTCGCGCGTGCGGTATCAAGCCCGAACAGGTCCGGTTTGTCGATCAGTACCTCTACCGCATGAACCTCCCACAGCACGCCCTAGCGGCGCTCTACACGGACGCGGACGTTCTCCTAGCCACCAGTGCAGGCGAAGGCTTCGGCGTGCCTGTAATCGAAGCGCAGGCGTGCGGAACGCCCGTTATCGTTTCGGACTGGACCGCGCAGACAGAATTGTGTGGCGATGGGTGGCTCGTGGACGGCCAGCCGTTGTGGGACCCGAACCAGCATTCGTGGTTCTTCACGCCGAACGTGTCGCAGATCGTGTCGAGTCTGCGCGAAGCGTACGAGCGGAAGCGTGGCAAGAGTGAGAAGGCCATCAACTTTGCTGCGGCTTACGATGCGGACGTCGTCTATGAGGAGCATTGGCGGCCGGCGATGGAACGTCTCGCGACGTGGCGCCCGTGAAGCCTACGGTAATCATTCCCGTCCTCGGCGCGCACGACCTGCTCGAGCGTTGCATCCGTAGCCTGGACGGTTACGCTAGCCGGATCATCATCATTGACAATGGTGACGCGTTCGACCGGGACGCGGTGACGGAGTGGATTAGTGACGCGGATGTGTATGTTTGGCGGATGCCGACGGCGCTGAGCGTCGCAGCGTCGTGGAACCTTGGCATAAAGGCGACACCATTCGAGGATGGTTGGCTGCTCCTGAACTCGGATGCGTGGTTCCCCGAGGGGTTGTCTGCGGAGTATGTGGACTCGTTGTCGTTTGATCGGATCGTGCTGGCGGGGGCGCCGCCGTGGTGTTGCGCGTGGATCGGGTCCGAAGTTGTTCGCCGTGTCGGCCTGTTCTGTGAACGCTTCCACCCCGCGTATTTTGAGGATAATGATTATGAGCGCCGCGCGCATATCGTCGGCATGGAAGTGATTCATTCGGATGCGAATGTGATGCATGAGAACTCGTCGACGCTAGCTCGCAATCCCCACTACGCTACGCGGAACGCGAAGACGTTCGCCACCAATCAAGCGTTCTATGATTATCGGTGGGCGAACCTGAGCGCGGACGGCTTGCCACAGTCGCACGAGTGGAGCCTTACTACGCGCGTGCGGAATGCGTGGGAGATCATCGAATGATTCAGACGCTCCTGGTCGGGTACGGGTATTGGGGTCGCATCCTTGCCGAGAATCTGACGCAGCATCCTACGTTCTTCCTTGCCGGCGTGCAGGACGCGAATCAGAGTGTGATCCTCGACGCGCGCGCAAATAATCTGCACGCGTACTCGTCGCTCGAGGATGCGATGCAGGCGACGCATCCCCAGCTAGTCGTCATCGCCGCGCCGATTGGTTCGATGGAAGTGCCAGCGATGCGCGCCCTGCAAGGCTACGCGCACGTCATGATGGCGAAGCCTGGCGTCGATTCGCTTGCCGCGTTTGATCGCGTCCTCCGCGTCGCCGATTACGCGCAGCGCAGCGTCACCGTCGACTATACGATGCTGATGCACGCGACGTGGAATACGATCCTGCACGAGCAGCACCGCCTCGGCGGCATCGAGAAGTTCCATAGCGTCCGCTCCGCGGTTGGGAATCGGACGGGCGCGCCAATCGTCCTCGACATGCTCGTCCATGATCTGTCTCTGCTAGTTAGTCTGAACCCGGATCGCGAATGGCTCCTCGAGTATGCGCGCGTTGGTGAGACGGAAGTAGTTGCGCGGTTCGTGTCGGGCGAGTGTGAGGCGATCCTAGAGGCAAGCACGACGAGTACCGAGCAGGAACGCAGCGTCTACCTTGCGGGCGCCGGGTTGCATCTGGTGTGGGATCAGCTCGCCGACGTTGTCGAATCGAACTCGGCCGAGATCATGCAAGCGTGGTATGACGATGAGAAGATTCCCTGCACGCCCGTGCAGCGAAGACTCAACAATATGGTCAATGTGGTCAATCATCGCGGCGACGATAATCGCGTCGTAGCGCGCGGCGTCCTCGTGATGGTTGAGCAAATCTTGGAGGCGCAGCGATGATTATTGACGAGACGGATGGGCCCGTACTGATTGGCGCTAATTGTGAGATCTTCGAGACGGCGATCCTGACCGGTCCCCTATCGATCGGTGATGACGTGTATATCGGGCCGTACGCTGTCGTCGGTGGGCCGGCGCAGCATCGCGGCTCGTACCCGTGCAGCCTCGACTCTCCCCGCCGAGCCGTCGGCGTATGTATCAAAAATCGTGCATGTGTACGAGAATTCGTGCAGATCCATCAGGGCCTTACGTGCGAAACAATGATAGGTGAGGATGTGCTGCTAATGGCGGGCGCGCATATCGCGCACGACTCGCATATCGGCGATGGTGCAACTCTAGGCAGTTTCTCTATTCTCGGAGGCTTCACGATCATCGATGATGCGGCGACCTTTGGGCAGGGCGTCGTCACGCATCCGTGGACGATCATTGGCGAGCGCGCGATGGTTGGCTTCAACTCGAGCGTCGTGAAGGATGTCATGCCGTTCGCGAAGGTCGCGGGCGCGCCGGCGCGTCTTCTCGGATCGAATCAGCATCGTGACGAGTCACTACCCGCCGTGTATGACGCGACGCTGCTGGGCGGCGACGTGTGGGAACGGTGGGGCGAATTATTGGAGAAGCGCGAGGAGATGCGGAAGCGTTGGAGTCTCGTTGCCTAAGCCGCTCCTGATTGTTATGAATCCTCGTCGCATCCCCGAATGCGTCGACGCTATCGCCGACCTTAGCATCGATAAGGTCTGGGCGAAGAATTATACGGAGCGCGAGCTAGTGGGCGTCATCGCGGGGATTGTTGCCGACTCTGATTATGATCCGATTGGGATCATCTCGGATGATGCGCGTCCCGACCAGGCCGCGCTGGATCTTGTCCTTGACGCTTACAAGCCGGGCGCTGTCTATACGGGTTACTGCAATCTGAGTGAGCAGGATTATCGTGTGAACCTCAGCACGCAGCCGCTAACGATCCAGTTCGAGGCGACGATTGATTGCTACACGTTCATCACGAAGGACGACCTCGAGGCGCAGCCCGAGGCGCTGATCCGTTCATGGTTCGCCGGCCACTGCTTCACGTTCATGAGTCGCGACTTGTGGGAAGCGTTCCCGTTCGGCATTGTTGATTCTGGCAATGGCAACCAGTCCGACTATCACTTGTGTTGCAGGTTGCAGGACG